AAGAATGCTCAACATCAATATTATATTTTACCATATCATTTAGTATATTATACACTTCTTTTTTGAATATGTCAAGTAAATTATAGTCCATATGCCATAATCTGAGTTCAAATATTCTATCAACTTCTGCAAATTCTTGATGGTGTTTAGGCATCCAAGAATTTACAGTAGGTAAAAAAACAAAAGAATCTTTAAAATCTTCTCGGTTTAATGTGAAGTTATCATTTAATTGATACCGACCTGATATTTTATAAACTCTTTTACTTTCTACCCTATTTAATAAAAATTCATTAAGAATCATATCAAAACCTATGGTCTCTGCTAAACTTCTTGAACCTTGTTCGGATAGTCTTTGTACAGTATCATTATAACCAACCCATGCAAAATTAACTCCTAGTTTTTTTATACCTTCAATGCAATTTTCATCTGGAATTTCATATGATGTATCAAACATATATTTTACATTATTTGGGCAGTATTTGTCAATAGAATTAATCGTATTTACCGTTTGATGATACCGCTCATCATTATTAAAGACTGATAGTTGTTTTACATTTAATGCCGAAGAAACAAAAAATATACCATCAAGCATAAGTTTCCTCAATAATTTTACGCCACTCAGGAACTCTATCATATTGGTGAACGATAGTGAATTCTTTTCCTGTAGATGTTACTACCTTATTATTTTCCATACGAGGAATTGGTTCAAGTAAGAATGGTTTAAACGATTCAATTTTATCTGGGTCCGCGGTTACTCCTAACTGGCAAGCCCAAGCATCTTCCGATTTACAATATCTGGCTGTGCTTTTATATGGCTCTTGCGAAATCATAAAATTAAATGTTGATTGGTCACAAATAGGAATTGGGCGATTTATAGCAGCAGTAAAAATGTTGATTGCTAAATCTCGCATAGCAAATCCACGACCGGCTAAAACACCAACATTATATATTTCTATGTCTTTAAATTTTTCATAAATGTAATTGCCATATGTCTCAAGTAAATTTTGATTTCCCCACGGCTCATCTTTATACCGAATGCTTTCGGAAGCAAACGCAAGATTTTGTCTTTGCCCGAGAATATGTTTATGTAATTCGGTGAATGGATTTTTCTGAAATATTACATCCTTAACATCAGTTGTAATTACATACCGATATTCATTTTGACATAAATGTTCATAGATGTGTAAAAATCTTTCAACATGTACTGGTATTTTACCATGTTGATAAATTAAATTACCATTGGCGTCTTGATTAAAACCTATAACTTTGAATCCTGCATTATTAACTTTTGTTGCAGTTTCTAAGTCGCAGTTCATGAGGATGAGTACTTTGTCACCCTCAAAACCAGTTTTATTGATAGAATTAACCCAATACTTTAGGATATTCCAATTATAGCCAGTGCTACATCCGATTATCAAATCTTTCATATTATACTCCTTACATTATATATATTTAAATTATTGTCAACCTCTTGTCAAATTCAGTATCTTTTGTATTTGCGCTTCTATCATTGGTTTGCGATTTGGCCATTTTATAATTGGTTGGTCAGCAGTTTTTAATAGTTTAGTTAAAAATGGCAAAACTAATTTTTCAACTTCATGTAATCTTTGTTTATATTCTTCTACAGTTTCTTCTTTTTCTGCAATAACGGAATTATACTCTTCTTCATCTGTAGCGGTAAAACCAAAATCGGCATCACCGTACTCTTTCATAATCTCGGTTAAATCATATTTTTTATCAGCCATTATTTTGTCCAAGCTTTAGCGGCAGTAAAATTTGCATAGGCAAATTCTAGTCTATCAATCAACTTTACAGCTCCGCCAGTTAATTTATCTACAGCCACAAACCCTTCAGGATTTGTAACTTTAAACCCGGTATCAGTTTTTAAGAATGTATCAGTTACCTGTTTCATTCCTTGTAATTTTTTAACAATCATGTTTTTTGAATCTACAAGCATGTTCATTAAATCAAATATATTTTTTAATTCGTTTGCATTATTTCTATAAAAACGCATAATCTCATTTTTTTCAGATTGGCGTTTTAGTTTAGTTTCTTCTTTTTTAGCATCTAAAATTTCTTTATTGAATCTAGATTCTACCCATCTTACTAATTCTTGAGTATGTTTATATGTATCTTTGATTGCTTGACCTTCACGAACTTTCGTATTGTTGAAAGTTTTAATTTGGACTAAAATACTCTCTGAGGTAGCAATTTTATTTAAAGTTAAATGATTAATTTTCTGAAAAATCGTGCCTGCTTGAGATAATAGATATGTAATATCTTTTGTTTCTTTTTCCGTAAATGATGCTGTACCGGATGCGTCAATAAAATATGCATCACGAAACCAAACATCTTTAGTTGTTTTTAAATTATTAATATCAATATTAAATGATGCCTTCATATCTGAAAATCTTTTGCCCGTATATGAAGTGTGAAAAACAATTCCCATTTGTGCTGCTAACATTGATTGTGATAATTTTGTATTTGACGGAACAGCATATACAATAGTGTTAGGCTGAAAAGTAATATAAGATTGTGCATCTATAGTTTGTTTTTTTATATCACCCTTAGAGAACATCATATCACCCTGTAATATTCCAGTGATACCCAATTTCGGTAAATACCTTAATGCAACTTTTAATTTAGCATTTAAACCCGGTGATGAATGATTGTTATCAATATCATCTTCAGTATAGTTAAGTTTAGGATTTGCATTGAAAACACCTTTAGTGCCCACAAAGAACTTTCCGTTGTCTGGATTAATTCCACAAAAAACAGCAGGTGCACCATCCCATTTAGTGGTAACATTTACTTTGGTTTCTGAGTGCCCAGCAAGCATATCACGCAAAGAACGCAAAAAATTAATTGCTTCTCTAGCGCCAGCGACACCGCGGTTTAAAACTTGGTCCTCAATATGTTCCAAATGAAGATTGGCACCTTCTTTTTTTGCGCCCTCAATTAAAAAGTCTTTAAATTTCATAGCCTTACTATTACACCAGTAGATGGAACACTGTCGGTCACAACTATGCGCCCTGCGCTGTCTCCTCTTGAGGGAGATTTTCCATATATTTTAGGAGTATTATTACTGTCTTTAGCATCTGGGTCAAATCTTTGGTCTTCTCGCCTTGCTCTTAATCTAAAATATAAATTATGTGAATTAGCATATTCTGTTGCGCCAGTTAAAGAGCCATTTAAAGGTAAAATGTTTCGTTTAATATCATATTGTCCGGTAACATCCATTGGACCAATGTACATATAATCTATTGGGCCGCCCATTGTTTTAGTGCCAATAACAATTTTTAATTTATCTTTAGGTGATATTTTACCAAAAACATCAGGAACTTTATCTCCTGGTTTTAATTTTCGTTCTGATAATAGTGCTTTCAATGCGGCAGTCATAAATTTTTTAGTTATTCCAGGAACAGCAAGTTCTAATCCTTTAAGACCGCCTCCAGCTAATGACGGAGCGGAAGGACCTTTAAGGGAACAATTAATTTCCTTTTTCTTTCCTTTTTCTAAAACAGTTATTACCACATCAGTATATGGTTCAGAACCTCCAAGCTGGCGACCTGTGTACTTATCTGCATCTATAACACCAATTAAAGTAGTTTTTCCTGCAACTAAGGTAATAGGATTTCTACTATTCTTTCTGAAAGCGTCTTTGATTTTTTTCACTACACCAGATTCTTGTCGTTCAGCAGAAGCACCAGCCATTTATATCTTCCTATATAGTTAATCATATATTTATATAGAAAAAATTACCTATACACGCACACCCTCAAACTTAGAGTTGAATTTTCTCTCACGATTTCCGAAAGTATTTAATGGTTTATCATCAGGAACTTGACCCGAATCTACAATTTTCTGTGCATCAATCTCCACATCATATAATCTCATCTTTGAGCGGTCAACACCAATTACAAACTTTTTATTAATACTAGGGTCATTATATCTATTTTTCAACTGTTTTACCATAATCTGGTTCAGTTGCTCTAATTCTTCGGTATTAATTAATGCAAACATAAAGTCAGCGGTAGCAGGTAAACCAAAAGATTCGGAAGTATCTGTTAAATCTACATCAGAATTAGAAAAACCAGACCTTGTAGTTTGTGTAGCTGAAACAACTGGCACATTAAATTCTACCGCAAGGCCTCGCAATTCTTCTGCAATTGCTTTAATATAAGTGTATGAATTTACATTAGCGCCCTGCTTCAATCTAGATGAGCAACATATATTTAAGTAATCAATAAAGATAATTTTTGGGCGAAAGTTTTTTTTCAATTGCAATTCATTCAGTAAAGAACGAAAATGCATAGAACCAGCACTAGCAGTTGGATATTCTTTGATGATTAATTTACCTTGTGTTTTGCTTTTTAGATTTATAAATTTACGATTATAATCTTCTTTAGATATTAAATGTAAATCATCTAGTTTTAAATTTAGAAGATTTGCATCAATTCGTTCTGCAATTTTTTCTTCTGCCATTTCTAATGTGATATACAAAACATCTGTGCCTTGAGAAATACATCCTGCGGCTACATGACACATAAACAAACTTTTACCAACACCAGTACCGGCTAGAGCAATGTTAAGAGTTTTATTAGGTAACCCGCCATTAGTGATACGATTGAAATAATCTAAATCAAAAGGAATTCTTTCTTCTTTTCTATGATAGAATTCAAATCGGCTTTCATAATCACTTATATAATCGTGACCAACATTTCTATCAAAAGACACGCCTAGCGCATCAGAAAGAATTTTTGGTATTTCACCTTTTGCTTTTTTGCTGCTCTTATCATCTAGAATCGTAACTGATTCCATGATTGCATTATACAGTGCTTTATCTTGGCAAAACTTTTCGGTATTTTCAGTTAACCATTCAATGTTCGTTGGTTCATTTTTATTGTCTTTTAAAGATTTTAAAATTTCAATTGAATTACGAACCTGTTCTTCGGTTAATTTTTTACTTTCTGTAAAATTAATTACTAAAGATTCGTATGTTGGTAAATTCTTATATTGTTCTACAAATGATTTTATTTCAATGTAGACATTTCTCTCGTTTTGGTCAGAAAAATATTCTGATTCTATAAAAGGTAATACTCTTCTAGTATATTCCTCATCATATATCAGATTTTTCAGAATAGAAAGTTCTAGTCGGTTCAAGTTTTTCTTCCGTTAAAATTAGTTCAGTAAGTATGTCACCTAACATTGTAACAAACTTTGCATCATTATTCAAGTCATTTTTATCATATTTCATTGTATTTACTACATGATATCCAAATTTCAAATTAGCCATATTAATATCTTCCGAAACACTAGCATAGGTATAATAATATACGATGCCTTTATATTCAGTCCGAAGAATTTCTATACCAGTTAAATCTGTATCTGGAAAATTATGAAATTTATAATCTATATTTTCTTTGAATTTTTCATGCTTTTTCAGATTCCAAAACATCATTTTCTCCCATAATATCTCCCATAATATTACCATAAGCGATTTCATATTTTTTCCTTACAAATTCATTAAAATCCTCTTTAAGAAGAATGTCGGACCAAAATTCTTCAGACATAGTGTCCGATAATCTTTTCTTAGTTCCAATTTCTCCAGTATTTTTATCTACTTTACTATACCATCCATTTGTTGGTTTAATAACATGCCCAGATTCTAATGCATTCTCAAGTAACCCAGACCATTTACTTATTCCACCTTCAAATAAAACACAAACTGGAATTTTAGATTTCTCTCTAACATTTCTAGATTTCTCTACATTAATGATGAAATTATATCCAACAATTTCTGTTCCTTCTTTCTCCTGTTGGCGCCCAATAATAAAAATATTATCTGCTGAATAATAACTTCCTGTTCCACCACCAACAATATCTTTAGGGAACATTCCTATTTCTTTATATGTATGATTCACTACAACCATAGGAATATCTTTTAAGTTTAGGTGTGGTGTTACCATACGAAATAAACTTTTAACTTGTTTCGCTCGGCTCATATCTGCTACAGATTTACCATCAAGAGCATCCTCAACTTCTTTCTTTGATGCTAAATTACCAATTGAATCAATGATAATCATAACCCGTTCGTTTCTTTCAATGCCTTCAAGTTGTTTCATTATATCAAATTTAAGTTCTTCAATATTTGTTAAAGGAGTATGTAAAACTCTATCTGTATCAATCTCAAAAGTATCAAAATAAGATTGTGGTGTTCCGAATTCAGAATCATAAAATATAATAACAGACTCTGGATATTTTTCCAAATAAGATTTAGCCATTAGCAGACTGAACGCTGTTTTAAAATGCTTAGATGGTCCAGCAAACATAGTAATACCAGGAGTAAAACCTCCATTTAATTTTCCAGATAACGCAACATTAATCATTGGGATAGAAGTCGGTATCATATCCTTTTGAGTAAAAAACTTTGAAATAGATAAAATTGCACTGTTTTTAATAGTAGAATTATTTTTAATTTTATCAAGTAGAGACATAATATTCCTTAGAAGAAGTTAGATAGTGAATTGGTTTTTTCTGCTTGCCAATTCATACAGTTGAGGATAATTTTTATTGGGTCAAGAAATGCTTTTTCAAACTGTAAATCATAATTTATATAGTTATCAAGTCCAAATTCAGAAGGTAATCTGTTTGGATATGAAATCACAGTATCATTGATTGGGTTTGGTTGAATTAAGTAAGTAAATTTAAGTTTCTCACCCTCTTTAATTATTGGATACTTATTTGTTAATTTATGTTTATTTAAAAGATAGTTGTATAGCAAAGAACCTTTTACATGAATTGGAGTGCCTTTAGTGTATATCATTATATTGTCTGTATAAGTTTTTAGACCATTTACAGAGCGAGGAAAAGATATCTCTTCAATTGGCAGTTTTTTAAATTCTTTGCGAAAATCTGCAATATAATCTTGCACTTCATCTTCGGTGCCTGTTACCATTAATTTGATAGTCTCTTTCATCTTATCTCGGATAGCAGAAGGAGTGGAAGACTTTATCATTTCAAGACCCATGACTTTCATCTGCGGTACCGAATATTGAACGCCTTCATTATTATACACATTCAAAATGTATCGTTTCTTAGCTGTCCAAATTCCTTTATCGGAAAGCCCTTCACGTTTCATTTGCATTTTTTGGGCAAACGCATTAACATACAAAGCCAGTTCCTGATAACTTTCGTCAATATACGGTTGCAACTTATCTTCACATACACGGTCCATGAAGGAGATAAGTTGATTAACATTCGTCTTTTTAGAATACACCTTATCAACCAATTCACCAAGACGGAGATAAATTGAATCTGTATCCGAGGCGATAACATAATCTACACCATTTGTTTTCAATAATCTATTCATATAACCATTTAACTTATCTTCAATCCAGCGAATAGAAAGTTGACCGGCTTGAGTGACACCTAATGCTAATCTTAAATCAAAAAATCTAAAATATTGAGAACCCATTGCACCATAAGCTGAATTTAAGGAGACTTTTTTAGCGAGTTGTAGGTTATCATACCTAGCAATTCGTTTTTCTAAATCTCTTCTTTTAGTTGGGTCAGTTTCAATTTCATATTCTTTCTTAGACTGAATCATCATCTTTTTAAACTTACTTCGGTCTATATACATTTCTTCCAGCATCTTAGGTAAGAAACCTTGTTTATCTGTACGAAAGAATTGACCGTTCGGTGTAAGTGTGTAGTTATTAAACATGCTAGTATCAATTTTTTTACTTAGCATGTTTTCAACAGAAACACCAGATGAAATAATTCTTCTCATATCATCATCATAATCAGGAACATCAATTACTGTTTCGGGTGAAATATTATATTGTACCATTAAAAGTGGGTACAAAGAATTCAAGTCAAAACTAGCAACATAATCATGCACACCGATTTGAGGCTCTTTTACATAAGCACCTTCAAATGCAGAATCTTTTTTCTGAATTGTCTTTGGCGGAACAATAATTTTTCTTTCAAACAAATAATTATAAATTATTGCATCCCACATTCGTGTCTGTGCAAACACATCATTGAAATTAGATTTAGTATCATATGCCAATGTTAATGCTAGTTCAATCAGTTTTAATTTATCTTCAAGTTTTAAAATTAACTCTACGTCTTTAATGTTATATTCAATAAATTTTTGATAGTTCAATCTGTATAATTGTTGTAAGTTTTCAAATTCATCATAAGAAATTTTACCTTCACCAAGTTCAACTTGAGCAATATTATCTAAACGATATGAGTCTTGTGACTTACCACCTGGAGCATACCATCTGTACAATTCAATATAATCTAATGAAGATATTCCGTAGATATCATATTCTATCATTTCACGACCACGAACTACCATCTTTCGTTCAGTGATATATCCCCATGGTGATAAAGTTTTCATTTCACTTTCACCGAGAATTTTAGTAAACCGATTAATTAAATATGGAATATCAAAGAACCTTGTATTCCAGCCTGTAATGATATCTGGCGTGTTCAATTGCCAATCTTCTAAAAATCGTTTACATAGGTCATGTTCATTCCTACATTTAAAGTATGCAACATCATCACGAGAATTATTAAAATCACCGCAACCATATACTTTCATATTACCACCAACAGTTTTTACTGCGATGGCTGTGATGGGTTCATTTGCTTTGTATGGGTCAGGAAAGCCATTTTCTGAACCGACTTCAATGTCAATAATGGCAATGTTAATCTTGCTTTGATCCCATTCAATTGCACCTTTGAATTCATCAGCAATATAGGCATATTCATAACGGGTATTCCCATAAATTTTAAAGTTATCTACATCTTTATATCGTTCAACATAATCTCTACATTCACGAATTGATTCTAAAGTAAGTTTATCTAAATATTCATTCTGTAAATTTTTCCATTCTGTAGGTTTATTGACAGGTAAAAATATAGTAGGCTTGTAAGCAATTTTAAGCTTTACAGACCTATTGTTTTTTACACCACGATAAAAAATGTTGTTACCAACACAAATTACACTAGTGTAAAAATCATTCATACTCGTACTTTATATTTTGCACTGAGAACCTTTAATGTTACCCATTTTTTTGGAATTAGCATTTCACGCTCCCTAAAATCTTCAAAATTCACAGTTGGGTCATCAACTAATCCAAGCAACTCTACCTTATTATCATACTCCCTCAAAAATAAATCGTACTTGTAAGCACAACCCTTTAAGTTATTTTCTGTGGCGACCTGCATGGCGAGTTTAGATGTATTCATACTATTCCTTATTTGTTAATTACTATATTAGACCATTGTTTTAATTTTAAAAATTTATCAGTTTTCGCTCTAGTCAACCCATCATTCGTCACTCCAATATTTTTATCTACCAACAATTCAATCATTGCTAACAAATCACCCAACTCTTCTTGAACGCAGTGAATGTTTGTGTTTTCTTTACCTGGTTTAATTTGGTCAGCTCCAAACCGAAAACATTTACTGATTGCTTGAGTAACTTCAGCACATTCCTCTTGCAAAATCAAAAGAATTTCTCTTGTATCTTCATTCATTATTATCGTCTCGGATTTATTTACATTATAACACATTTAAATAAAAGGTGCAAGATTTGGTGCAGTCCATCCGTCTGGTTTTAAAACTTTACCATCTGGTCGTTTAATAACTTTACCTGTTGTAGAATCAATTTTAGCCAAATTACTTCTTGCAACTTCGGCCCAAGCACCATCCACATCAAAACCTTTCATCTTACAGAATCCTAATATTACCCATATTAAATCCATACAGGCGTCAAGTTCTTCTATAGTGTCATTTTCCAGTCTTGCTTGTTTAAATTCTAAAAATTCTTCAATAATTAAAGAATTATAGAGACTTATAGTTTCGTTGCTTGGAATTTGGTCGCAAGCATCTATAAATTTACACACATCATTATACATAATATTTTTTATGGTAGCGGGCCCCAGAGTTGAACTGAGAACTGAGGATTATGAGTCCTCCGTAATACCATTTTACTAACCCGCAACTTATTTAGTTTGTTGAAAGAATTTTTTTTATATTTTATTCACATGCACTTTGCATTTATTTAAAAAATTAATGCCAGCAGAATCCCTATATTCATTACGATAAAATACACTATTAATACC